AACTTCCGTGAGGAGATCCTGACAAGCACCGCCGTCACAAAGCTCATAATATTCTCGGAGAAGTTGCTGTGCCATTGTTTATTCCTCGTTTAGATTATGTAATTCTTCTAGAACCATATGCTTGAGTTGATCGCGGGTGAGGGATTCTTCCCCGCGGTTCGTTGTCTCTTCCATGGCGTAGGCGCCGGGCGAGCCCTGGCCCGGGTAGCGCCCATGCTTCGCAAAGTACCTTCTCATGTCGGCGTCTTTTTTCTTCCGCTCCGCCGAACTGCGGGTCCGTTCTCGCGAGATGCGCGCCTTCTCTTGTTTGTGGGCTGTGGCGCCGTGTGCACCTACGTGGCCCGGCCTGTCAATCTTGTGTTGATTCTTTGTCCACCACTGCACAGCATCCGGTACCGCATCAACGATGACTTGTTCCCACCCCTTTGAGTCCTGGGCGGCCGTATCCTTAAGCAATGCATCACGAACAAAAGGTAGAGCATTTTCAGCATACTTTCTTGAGTCTTCGCTCGGATTGGCGGGCCCGGTTCGCTCATGGCCGCTCCATTCTCCGCAGCGGGCTCCCTTGCAGTTACCCGGGAGTCGGCGCCCGTGTCGGTCGACGCCCACGATCACGCGCTCTATGCGTTTTAAAAAGTAATCTTTATTGTGGTCAAACCAAGCAGCTTTTTTCTCGTTTGGGTCTTTCTCTTTCTTGCCGAAGCCAAACAGTTCGTCTAGCTGTTGTTCCTCCCCGCGATTCGCTGTCTCGTCCAAGAAGTATCTAGGATCTATTCTTTTTACATTCTTTCTGCGTGCCATAATTTTATTCCTTTAGTAAAGTAGTCAACTGCCCTTGCAACATCGTCGTACTGGTTGTAACATCCATTTAGTCATTTTTTACTCCTCCTCCTATTTGTATTCCATCATCACAGATAATCACACTTAAGGCGTATGATGTACCCGAACTCAAGCATCCTAGCAAAAATCCAGTTACGGGATTAGCGCCGTCGAATATAAATAGTTCGGTATGACCATTAACGACCCATAGAAATACGCCAACCCAAAATCCTATGCACATAGGACAAGAAAAAAAATAATGCTTGGGCCTGATACGATCTAAAATCTTAGAAAAGCAAAGAAGCTGTGTGAGGCCATAGGCACACAAAATAAATATTAGAAGGCTCTCCAGAACAGGCCACATTATGACTTGCATTACATCTTGTAGCGAAGTGGGATATAATAATACCCAGGCACCATCGCACCCTTCTGAGCCTGCTGCGGTACCTCTCCAAGTTCTGTTGAATCTTGGTCGGTGGGATCGGTGAAATAATTCTCAAGATTCTTCTCATATTCCTCGGCCCTCTTCAAGGAGTCTGCCTCGTTGGAAATAAACTCTGATATAACATACACTGCTGCTTGCAGCCCATTAGCGTATTTGCTCTCCGGAATGACCGCCTCTAGAGAACTAAAAATATTGCCGCCCTGGATACTGCTTCGATCAATAATTCCCTTATCTGCTAAAAAATGAAAAAACCGAGATTGCGTTCCGTATGCGTCTTTAACAGATTCACTTTTTGGGAAAGCTAAAACCTTACTGCCCTCCGGCAATAAAACGATATCAATAATGTCGTGATCCATTATCAAAAGATTTCCATCTAATGTTTTGCGGGCCTGTAATTCTACAGTGGCCTGCGGACCTCCAACATGTATCTTAATCATTATGAATTTATTTCCTTGACGAGTTCTTGAATATTTAGAACCTTTGAAATAATTTCTTGTGTGGGTACTGCGTTTTTAAAACCTTCTAGGATATTTAATACTTTTTTGGTATTCTCAGCCATCTTCTCGTCGGTATAAATTTCTTCCATTTTTAGCGAATCGTTAACTATTTTCTTGAGACGGCCTATCTCTTCGTTTAAATATAGCTTGAGCTCTAGACCGTTATTTGCAAAAGAAGCAATATATTTGCCGAGCAACTCTTTCTGTTCTTTTAAAAGTTCCGTATATTGCTCATTAAATTTCTTTACAAAAGAATGATAAACAATATTGTCAATTGGTTGTAGGTTGTTCTCTTCAACACTTACAGAAGAATGCATTAGTTTGATCACTGTATCTTCATGTAAAACTCTCTGCTTTACTGGAGTCGTGGAATTGAATATGGCCGCAATGGTTGCAAGAGATTTAAAATTGGGCACAAAAGTATTCCAGGCATCCTGAGATAAAGTCTTATTAATTTTGTTAATAACCCGAGTCTGGGAATCAAAGATGTTTTTACTATCGAGGCGCGATTGGGCGCCCTTAGTTTCCTGCAAAAGCTTCTCGGCAACATGTAGTTCTAGATTGGTTGTTTCCAAAAGCGTAGTGTAGTGCTCTAATTCTTTTCCTAAAATAGAGCGCGCTCCAAAGTTTTCTTTTATAAGGCTAGAAACAAATCTTTTTCGGTGTCCATCCTTATTAACAATCGACTTAGTTAACTCTTTAACAAGGACTTCATATAAAAACGCTGTGTTTCTTTTTTTATTGTGCTTTACTTTCACTTGTTTCAGCCTCCGACTCTTTTGTTTCTAATTCGGTAATTAGTTTTCGAATATCTTTTGTGTTCTCTAGCAGACTTATCTCGTCTTCATCATTATAAATAGGTTCGTGTTGTTCATAAAGTGCGTTGATATTTAAAAGCTGATGTCCGGGAAATACATCTCGATGTGCAGTTTTCCCCCCGCTCTTCGTGGCGCTGCGTAGTTTACGAGTGGTGGGGCCCGATTTGTTAGTGCGACTTCGCTTTGATTTTACTGGAAAATATGGCTTCCCGTGAGATCTGGCAGCCAAACTTGCGTCGGTTGGATTATCTTCTCTACGAGCCGGTGCTGCCAATAGGGTGCTCTCTTCACCACCTAGTTCTTCACCGCCTAGTTCACCACCTAGTTCTTCACCGCCTAGTTCGCCACCTAGTTCTTCACCGCCTAGTTCGCCACCTAGTTCACCACCTAGATCACCGCCTAAGCCTCCGCCCGCAGCCTCGGCGGCCGCTTCTTCTGTAACAGCATCCAAAGCAGCCTGATATTTGCGATCATAGAAGGCCTCGCGCTGGTTGCGCAAGAACTCTTCGTCCGTTAAGTTAAGAATATTCTTGGCAATCCAGTGCTTGCTAAACATCCCCTCTACTACGTTGTTTGCAAGATCGAACTTGGTTCGCAGATGTTCAATCTCTTGTAGCTCAGCGAGTTTGGAAGGATTATTTAAGGCAAGTTTAAACGAAATCAAGTCTGGCCCTCTGTATCCTAAAGTATATAAGTGAACAACGGCTATCTTTTCAAGTTCCGATAGGAGAGCGCGCTGTAATCTTTGGATAGTTCGTGCAAATCGAATATCCTTTTGAGCCAGGGTGGTATCACCTTCGCCGCCACCTTCGCTCATAGTCAAATAAGCTTGAGGAATCTTAATAGCAGAAAATAATTTATCGCGAATATACTTTACATCGTCAATATCATTAAGTTGCGAGGCGCCGGCAAGTGTTGAGATATCAGATCCTACGCCGCCTCGAATGGGAATAAAATAATCTTCTTCAACAGAAAGAGGATTATAGCGCAAATCAACTCGGCCCGTGTCGGCATTTATTAAAGAGTTTCTTTTTAAGGATGTTTTAACCTTTTCCATATATTGTTCCACTTCCTGTGGAGGAATATTGCCTACGTCAATCTTAAACATGCGCCGCTCAGGGGCGCGGACAACACGATATGCTAGCATTGCGTCTTCAATCAAGACAAGCTGTCGCCAAATACGACGCGAAGGATCTAGAACCGAAGTGCCATAGGGGGCGTGTTTATCGTTGCCTAGAATTCTAAAGTGTGCACACTGCCAATTTTCAAATGTCATATTGGCCGAGTTCCACTGAAATTGAACATAGTTAGGATTGGTGGGATCTTGGCCTTCGAGCCTTTCTACCTCTCCCGACGGAAGCCCAACTACGCTTTTAACTCCAAGAACCTCATCGATGTCCAAATATAAAAAGAAGTCTCCATACTTACACATTGTTCGTGCCCAGCCAAATGCATTAAACTCAATGTTGAGTGCATCATAAAAAAGCGATTCTATGATTGTTTTGATTTCATCGTTGCGACACTCTATCTTAACAAGCTTATTAAATTCATTTGAAGTGGTCATTTCATCAGCATATATATCCAAAGCAGATGCGATCTCTGGCATATATTCCATTTGATCAAAATCGATGTAGCGCTCATTGCGATTCTGATTCCGCATTGCTGCGGACGTCATCATATTATAATTGCGAGAAAGATTGTCGGCCGAACGCTTGAACTGCTTGCCGCTCAAACTATTAAATCGATATTGAAACTTGTCTAGACCAGAGCGTCGCTCTTCGCGTGTAAATTGTGCCCGATAATTAATCAAAGGGCCCGAAAGAAGCCTGGTTAACCTCTTAAAAAGTGGGGACGCTGGGTTGCGTGGATTATTGTCCTTATTTGCCATTTTGCTTATCCTTTAATAATTCCTAAATATTGTTCGTTGAAGCCCTCAGCTTGTTTTGTTCGTTCCTCTTCGGTGTGGCGCCGGTGTCCCAGCATTCCTGGAATAGTTGTGGACATTTTTCGCGAAGAAACCGATATCGACGAAAGAGCGTTCTTATTATATTCTGTTAATCTCTGATTCTCAACCAAAACCGTATCTCTTACCCAACATCCAATAGCAAATGACATAATCAAATCGTCATTATAACTTCTCATCGCTTGAGGCCTTCCGTTGTGCCAAATGAATGTTTTCATCTCTGAAAGCAAACGATTTGAGTTAATCTTAATTAGTTTATTTCTCATAAACTCTTCCATCTTTGCTATCACCAAGGGTCTTGTTTTTGACGAGGTTGTAAACCCGGGAACAACGTTAGACATCCACTGAGCTTGAATAGGATCAACATAATCATGGGAAGACTTCGTAGAATGATAAACATTATTATAGCCCTTATCCTTAAGTTTATTAAGGACAGCAAAGCCAATGTTGTTATTTTCAGCCACCATCATGCACGTGCCATATTCCGTACCGGCATCAAATAACATATCAGCATAATCATCCGGATTAGGCTTTCCAATATATTCCGCAACTATCTCCATGGTCTCTAGCTTAAAAACATGAAATGCCGAGTTATCCTGGCCGTCGCCCCTGGCTATGTCTGCCGAGAGAAGATATGTGCTGTCTGGCTGATATTCTTCCCATATCCAGTAATTGCGATCAAAGCCGGTACGATATTTGGGCTCTTTAGTATTCTCGAGATAGTGAATAATGTCGTCTGGATGTATCACAGTCTCTCCTGAAACATTAAAATTGCATTCAAGCTCTTGCGCGATCTGGCGACTGGACATGTTTTTTGTCTCTTTTTCATACCATAGTTGATCCCGATCGGGGTGAACATCCCACTTTAGTGTGGTCATATGAAAAGCGTTTGTGCCGGCTTCCGCCTCAACACAGGCCTTGTGAAACCAATTGCCAACGCCGTTGGGAGTAGAAAGAGCAATGCATCGACCGCCGGTTGACAGGGTAGGATAGAGTGCGGTCCAAAGCTCTTCTAAGGCCTCAACGTGTGCAGCCTCATCAACAACCAATAAAGATAATGCCTCGGAACGA